AGAGGATCAGCACCGCGAGTAGGCCGAACCCCTGCGTCACGAACAGCCCCACCCCGATCGACAGCACGGCCGCCTGCACCCACACGGGCACCGGCCGGAGGTCGGGGATCCCGAGCGTCGCCTGAGGCTCGCGCCCGAGCTCGATCATGAGCTCGAGCTTCGCGTCCACCCGAGTGACGCGCCACTCCACCGCCTCGCTCGACGTCAGCTCGCGGCCGGACGGGGAGTAGACGGGCCCCTGGAGCGCCCCCGACCCGCCGAGCTCCGCCCGGATCCGCTCGAGGACATCGGAGCCCGGCATCACAGCGGCGTCACGATGGTGGGCTGCGCTGCGGGAAGGGGCAGCGGCGCGGGCAGGTCCGCGGGACGCGGCGGGGAGCGGGACGGTGGGATCTCCGCTGGTATCCACTCCAGGCGCTGCTCGATCCGGTCGAGCTGCGCTTTGAGGGCGTCGAGATCCATCGGCCCGCGGCTGAGCGAGAGCTGGTCCCGACGACAAGTGAGGTGGTAGCCGAGCCCGCCCGAGCCCACGCCGGCTCCGAACGCCGTCGCGAGCTTGAGCAGGACCGTCACCCATCCGAGGAAGTCGGCCCCGGTGGTGTCCGCGTCCACCGCCGGGGCGCCGGTGGACACAGCGGGGGGGATCGGGGGTGCGGCGGCCGGGTCGGGGTGCGGCTGGGTCGTCACCTCCGGCGGAGGCCACTGCGGTGGCTCGGCGAGCGCCGACATCGCGACGAGCAGGAGCAGCATGCCCGCGAGCACCGCACCGATCGCGAGGACGCGACGCATCAGATCACCAACTCCCAGTCCTCGGACAGCATGTCGGTCTGGCTCGCGAGCCAGCCGATCACGAGGGAGCCGTCGGCTGCGCGCATGTCGATGTGGTCGCCGATGCGGATCTCGTCGGGGCTCTCCGCGGTCTGCAGCGCAGCAGCAGCGCCGTTCAGCCGCCCGGTCCAACCGGTCGGGTCGCCGGCGGAGGTCGGGTGGCGGTGCAGGTGCGGACCCTGCGTCAGCGCGATCCACATCCCCTTCCCGTTCCAGCCGGCTCGCCGCACACGGTGACCGGCCTTCAGCGCGCGGATCGCCCAGCCGAAGTCGCGGGGCGGCAGGGTCTCATCGGTCGTCTTGGTGTGCATCAGGCGGCCGGGGCCGGGGCGGGGAGCAGGCCAGCCGCGATCAGCTTGTCCTCGGCCACCTTGACGATCTCCGAGATCGCGAAGGTGAGGAGCTGCTTCTCGAACTTGGCGACCACCGTTCGCCAGGGCTCCTTGATCCGCTTGAGGACCCCAAGGCGCATCGTGAGCGCCACGAGCTCGGCGACGATCTCCGGGACCGCGAGCTTCTGCTCCTGGAGCGCCTGCGCGGCGAGCTCCTGGAGGAACTCGACCGGGATCACGGACAGGATCGCAGATTCCACGCTGACCTCCGCTGGTCGATATAATAGCCGAACTGTCGATATATCGTTAGTGCGGATCCGGCAGTGGATCGGTTAGCAGATTGGTCGATGGATCGACACCCGATGCCTGTGGTCCGGATCTTCCTGATTCTAACGGTTGCTTCGACGGTGCCCTACTGGCTCTGGCGACAGGCCACCGGGTACGGCGCGGCGGTGCAGTTGGCCTGTGCAGACCACTGCGCCTCAGTCGAGGTCGAGCACCCGGGCCAGGGAGGCCGCGGGGTCGTCGACGTCGAGCAGGGCACCTGCGCCTGCGCCCTCGGGGAGCCCACCGAGGCGCCGCTGTTCGACCGCCTCGACGGGTACGTCGTGGGGACGTACGGTCCGGAGCGCCCGTGAGCGACGAGCGACGAGAGCACCTCTCGATCGTGGTCGTGGGGTGACTCGTCGTGCTGGTCGCGCTGTACGTCGTCTACCGGTGCCTCACCCCGTGACGGCGCGTCAGTAGCCGAGGGCTACGAGCAGGTCGTGCAGCGCGACGGCGCGCACCCACGGGACGCCGGGTCGAGGGCCGATCACGACCGTCGAGAGGTCGGAGGATCGAGTCACGACGATCCCGCCCTGGGTGCGCTTCTGCAGGTCCGTGACGTCGGTCTGGCCATCCGCGTCGTCGGCGATGAACTCCTGCAACGTCGCGCGGAGCCCACCGGCGCCACCGAGGTCGGTCACGACGGTGACGGCCTGTCCGTCGATCTGGTAGGTCGGCGTGGTGCCGTATACGAAGGTCAGTGTCGACTTGGCGCTGTAGTCGGTGGCCTCGCTGTAGTCGTAGGACACGGGACGACTGGGCACGGGATCTCCTGGGTCAGAGCTTGGGGTAGGCGCGGATCTGCCGCTCGAGCTCCTCGATCCGGGCGAGCAGTTCGGCGGGGTCGAGCGCCCGCGGCGACTCGGGCGCTCGCCGGTGACGCCAGATCACGGGCCGGCTGAGGTCCAGCCCCGCGACGAGCGCCTGCGCATGGTAGGTGTGCGCCGCGGTCCCGCTGATCACCGCGTTGCAGCCCAGTGCCACCGAGAGCCGGCAGATCTCGGCGTCGTCGTGGGGCGCCGGATGCGGGATCAGCAGGTAGACGATCTCCCCCTCTCCCGCGGGCTCGACGGGGGACAGCGCCCGCACCTGCTCCCGCAGCGTCCGGATCTCGGCCTTGGCCTGCCTCTCGCTCATGCGATCAACCGGGTTTCAGCGTAGCCGGCTGCGCCGTCGCTGCCGACACTACCGGTTCCGACCTTGCCGCCGTGGGTGCCGCCCGACGCCCTCACGGTGGGCGCAGACCCCTGGATCAGGTGCGTCACCAGGATCGAGGCGCCTCCACCCCCACCACCACCGCCGCCCGCGTTGGTCCCCGTCGCGTCGGCGCCCGTGCCACCGTTCGCCTCGATGAGGCCGGAGCCGGTCACGATATACGCCCACACGATCAGCACCCCGCCGCCTCCACCGCCGCCGCCCGACGTCGAGCCGGAGCCGGGACTGCCCCCGCCGCCACCGCCCGAGCCGCCGGTGAGGTTCGTGAGCGCGCCGGCGCCGCCCGTACTCCCGAAGTCGTAGGAGGCGAACCCGAAGCTCTTGGAGTTCGCGGAGACCGCGCCCGGGGTCGTCCCCGCACCCCCCGCGTGGCCCGCGCCGTCGCTGCCCCCGTCGCCCCCCGTGCCGGTGTTCGTGGCCGAGGTCGAAAACGGCCACGAGTTGGTCCGGCTCCCCGACGCGTCGCCAGCGGCGGCGATCGACTTGCCGTTCCCGCCGACCGATCCGCCTCCGAGGGTGGCGGTCGCGCCCTGCGTCCCACCGGTGGCGCCCGAAGCCGCGCCGCCGTTGTTCGAGATGAAGCTCGTATTATCCGTGAGCGTCAACGTACCCGTCGCCCGGATCAGGAACCCCGCGGCCGTGACGCGGACGGCCGAGTTGACCGTGATATTTCCGGCGTTGACATTGGCGGCCAGCGTCGTGTTCGCCGAGTACGTCACGTTCCCGTCCGCGCCGTTGCCGAATCCGGGGTTGACCATTGCGGACTGGATCACGTTCGTGCCGTCGAACGTGATCATGTCGCCGGCGACGGTCAGCAGAACAGCGAGCCAGGCGGCCATGGTGTAGAACCCGACCGTGCCCTTGCGTCCGGCGATCGTGTTGTCGGCCGCGGCCGTGATGTCGGCGACGTCCGCCGTCGAGCTGCCCGTGACGCCGACCAGCGAGTAGCCGGCGCTCTGGCGGAACTTCGCGCCGGTGACGGCATGCGACGCGATCGTCGGGTTCGGGTAGGTGCCGGTGAGGTCGCCGCCCGCCGAGCCGCTCGGAGCCCGGGAGTCGGACAGCCGCGCGTCGCTGGCCTGCACCACGTGGCCGGCCGTGGTGTCTGCGCTCGGCGTCGCGAGGATCACGACGCCGAGCGCTCCCGTCGTCGCCGTCGCGACCGCGATCGTCCGGTCGGCGCTCAGATCGTGCGGGCTGTTGTCCCCGTCGACCGTGATCGGCGCGGTGCCGGTCAGCGTGCGGGTCGTGGGGACCGCGCCCACGTCGGAGGCCGACGGCATCGCGGGCGCCCCGTGGGTGTGGTCGGCCCGCGCATAGTCCGTCGACACGCCGACGGCGGACGCGGCGTGGTTGAGCGTCCGCTCGTCGACGACGGTGCTGGCCGGGGTGCCGGAGCCGCCGCCGCCCGGGTACACCTGCCGCCAGTCGCCCGTCGTGTGGTCGACCAGCTCCCAGATCGAGGGCGTGGCGGTGTTGACCCACGTGTCGCCCGTCGTGTAGCCCGCGGTCCGGTCCTCGCCCGACGTCGGGTCGACGTCGGTGAGCCAGGGCCCGGACGCGGCGGCACGGTTGGGCACGTCAGGCGCTCGTGCCGGCGATCACGACGGAGTAGGTGGTGGCGCTGCCGCTGCTCGCCAGCTTGAGCTCGTCGGTGCTCGAGTTCGTCAGCGTGCGCCCGCCCGCCCCGAAGTCCCACGCGAACGTTTCACCGGGCGCCAGCACCAGGTGGTCGGTGCCACCCGACAGGATCGGCAGCACGTGCGTCGAACCGCCGATGAGGAGGTTGTTCGTGGCGTGGGTGTTCGTGATCACCAAGACCTTGATCTTGGTGAAGTTGCACGTCAGCCCGGTGTCGAGCGCGTCGGTGATCGAGGTGCCGACCAGATCGATCGTGGTGCCGGTGCCGTCGACCGAGCCGTCCTTGACGGAGTAGACGCGGTCGATCTGCCCCGATGCGGTCCCGGTGGTGGTCAAGGCATCGACGATCGTCAGGTTGTGGGGCATCCGGGCGGTGTCGTTGCCCACCCCGCGCCCCGTGAGGCGCTCCTCGAACAGCGCCTCGATCTTGAGCGTTCCGCTCGCCTCACGCGCCATGGGTCACCTCTGGAATAGAAAGGGCGGTCTGAGCGAACCTCTCGACGGAGGTCGCATGCTGGTGTTGGTGCTGGTCGCGTGCAAGCCAGAACAAGGCGTCCCAGCCGACTCGGGCTGCATCCCCGTCGAGGTCGGTAATGGGTGCTCGATCTGGGAGTGCTGGGAGACGATCCCAAACGGGCTCGTGCAGTACACCTTCGCAGCGGGCTGGAACGGGAAGGAGTTCGACATCCGCTCGGGGCCGTGCAGCAGTCCCACGGCCTGCGCCGAGAAGGAGCAGGAGGTCGTCAAGGAGACGTGTCCCGGGGCTGCGTGACGTCATGCCGGGATCCGGAAGTCGATCGCTGTGCCCGTCGCCGTCAGTGTCGGCGGAGTGGTGACGATCGCGGGGGAGTCGACAAGCCCCCGCGGCGTGTCCGTCAGGAGCACCTCGTCCCCCTCGCGCAGCGTGTCGCCGTCGAGGACGAGGTAGGTGGCGATCCGGGCCGGCAGCGCGTCCCGCTCGGCCATCCACGCCAGCACCGCGCGGGCCGTGCCCTCGTCCCAGCACCAATCCAGGTCCACCGACGGGGCCGGTCGTGCGCCGTACCGCGCCTCCGACCGCGAGCAGAGGGCCGAGCGGTCGGCGGTGGTGACGAGCGCCGAGACGTCGGCGCCCAGCGCGCGCGCCGAGACGACGCCCGAGCGCCCGGTGAGCAGGATCCGCCCGAGCCAGTCTCCCTCGCGATCGGGGCGGTAGTTCGCCGTGAACTCGTTGTACGGGCCGGTGTCCGAGAGCTGGATAGCACTCGTGATCGCCGCCTCGCCCCGGTCGGCGTCGATCGACCGCACCCGACGGCGCGGGTCGCTCGCGTAGCGCTGCTCGACGAGGTACCGGCCCCGGTCCGAGGTGCGGATCTGGAAGGGCACGAACGGCAGCAGCGCGGACTCGTACCAGGCCCACCAGTCCGACTGCGGGTCGTCGATCCAGGTGTCGACGAGGAACCGCTCGAGCCCGGCCTTCGACTCGGGCAGCCGCGCCCAGTCCGCCGAGTCGCGGGCCCACCGACGCAGCCCGTACACGAGCACGTCGTAGGCGGTCCGCGGCCCCCCGCCACCGGCGACCGAGTACGCCGCGTACAGCTCGCGCGGCTGATCGGCGGTGAGCGGCCATGCGGCGCTGTCCGCCTGGAACCCGCAGTACCGGAGATCGTGCCCGAGCTGGTCGGTGCCCGCCGACGCGGTCTCGGTGGTCGTCGCGAGCGTCGCGGCGTTGTAGACGGCGATCGAGGTGATCGCCTGCGCCCCGTCCTCGGCGACGATCGCGATCGTGAGCGTGGCACTCGTGTTCCACTGCGCCAACGGCAGCGGCACTACGGGCACCAGCGTCGACTCGTCGATCCGGCCCGGGTAGCCGAGGATCACCGGGTAGCTGCGCCCTTCGTCGCCGATCACGGAGTCCGGATCGGTGTCGGGCCAGGTGTCGTCGGCGATCCGGGCGGTCGTGTCGGGCACCGCGGTCCCGAGCGAGGTGCCGACGGTCCGCCAGATCGTAGCGGCGAAGGGGTCGTCACGGGCGCCCCACGAGCCCACGCGCAGCTCGCCCGACGTCACCGCGAGCGCCTGGTCGAGCGCCTGGTCGGTCCGCCAGCGCCGGAGGACCGCCGATCCACCGTCGGCCTGAGGCGCGAGGGCGGGCCAGTCGATCGAGGGGTCGACGACCGAGAACGACACCTGATCGGCGCCCGCCTCGGTGGTGAGATCCTGGAGCCCGGCGAAGTAGGTCGTCCCCTCGACCACGACCCGGGTCGTCGACCAGCGGAACACCCGTCCGTCGATCGTGACCTCGAGCAGCCAGTAGGCCGGGGTCACTTGAGCTCGACCACAGACAGGCTCGGCCCCGTCGCGAACTCGTTGGTACCCTCCGTGCCGCTCGACGCGCCCACGGACAGGCTCCCGGAGGAGACGCGCCCGAGGAGGAACCGCCGCGGGTCGGTCGTGCTCGCCGCTGCCGCCGGGGCGCGCGGGATCACGACGCACGGGATCGCGCCCGACTCGAGCTGCGCCACGAGCCCGGGGAGGTCGACAGGCGCATTGAGTGCCGAGCCGATCCCGACGCCGCCGGTGCCCTTGAACATGTCGGGCGCCGTCGCGAGCGTCTGGGCGTACGCGAGCGGGGCCGTGCCCCAGGTGTAGGTCAGCGTCCGTACCGCCGGGCCGAGCTCGGTGGCGGTCGTGACGCCATCGCTGGAGGTGGCGAACTGGCGCACGAGCCCGGTCGTCGCCGACCACGTCCACTCGGGGTCGGACAGCGCCACGAGCCGCCCCACCGCGACGCACCCGGCCTCGTACTGGCCTCCGACGCAGGGCTGCGACGCCGCGGCGCGGGCCCGGACGTACCGGCGCCGGAGCTGGCTCGACGGGTAGACGACCAGCACACCGGCGGGCGCGCACAGGATACCGGCGCTGCCCGACGAGGGCTCGGTGCCCGCCACGGCCTCGAGCGTGAGCGACACCTGCTTGACGGTGGCGCTGTCCGTCCAGAAGCCGCCCGTCGACGACGCGATCTTGCAACAGGTCCCGTCGTCGAAGGTCCACGTCCCGCCCGCGAACTCGTTCTCGGCGAACCGGCGCGAGAGGGTGGCGGTGCCGGTGTCCGGTGCGATCGTGCGGCCCGTGCGGGTGAAGGTGAGCCCGGTGCCCGCCGCGAGGTCGAGGGTACCCAGCGTCGTCCAGCCGACGGGGGGCGAGGCGCCGTCGTCGATCTGGAGCACCCACTGCCGGACGGTCGACGAGACGACGAGCGCGAGTGCGCCGCCGAAGGACTTCTCCTCGTTCGCGCCCTGGTCCCAGACGAACGCCGCCGCGGTGTTGGCCAACGACCGCCACGTCCGACGCGGGCTCGGGCTCACGATCGGGTCGATGTTCTCGGCCCCGTACTGGTGGCTGACGGGCAGGTCGACGACCTCGCCCGTGTGCGTGGGGCCGCCCGTCGCCGACAGCAGCGCCAGATCGGCACCGGACGCCGTGCCCTCGGGGATCGGGTAGCCGCCGGACGAGGGTGGAGCGACCGCCTTGCCGAACGCGTGGCCGAGCGGGCCGGTCGCGGGGCTGTCCCCGACGGCGTTGATGCCGTCGACGCCGTACTGCCAGTCCGCCGCCGCGGCGAAGCCCACGAGCCGCCAGTACGATTTCCCCACCTGGGTGGTCCCGTTGCCCCAGAGCAGGATGTCGCCGCCCGACGCCACGCCGGTCCCGTTGTCGGTGATCGTGACGCCGTTCGACAGCCGGGTCCAGGTGACGCCGTAGTCGCGGCTGTACCAGACCGTCGCCGTCCCCTTCGTCAGATGGACGCGGATCCGGGTGAACTGGCTCGTCATCGACATCGAGACGGTCGACCGGATCGACGGCGTGCCGCTCGTGATCGCGTCCCGGACCTGGATCCCGTCGGTGCCGATGTCGACGGCGCAGACGTAGAACCAGCCGGCGCCGCCCGCCTTCGACATCGCGACCTGGAAGCCGACGCCACCGCCCGCGGTGCTGAGCGTGGCGAGCGTCACGTTGCCCGAGGCGTCCAGCTTCACGTCGACGTCGACGGCGGCGTAGGTCGCGTTGTTGCTCGACTGCGCCGAGAACGTCTCACCCTGCCCGGCGGTGGTCGTCAGCAGCAGCGCCGGGGTCGCTGCGGCGAGGCTCGTCGTCCCGGTGGTCGTGACCCCGGTCCAGCCCACGTTGGCGGGCAACGCGAACGGCAGGTACCCGAGCGCGTAGCCGTTGGTCGCGGTGCTGTCGGCGCCCCCGAACCCGAAGCGGTGCGTCGGGTTGCGCACGTAGTTCGTTGCCCCCGACCCGTGCGCGACCTGGGACCAGCCGCCGAGCGAGACCACCTGGATGCTGTTCGGGGTCCCGGTGCCCTGCGACGTGCAGACGAGGTGCAGCTTCCCCTGTGCCGCGACGAGCGCGCGCGGGTCGAGGTAGTGGCTCGAGCTACCCGAGTCCCACAGGAGCCAGCCGTAGTCGTCCCAGGTCAGCCCGCCGTCGAGCGACCGGAACAGGTGCAGCTTGCCGATCGTCGCGCCCCCGGAGGCGCCTCGGCCCACGACGTACAGCGTCCCGTCGGCGTCCGCGCAGGCCCAACAGCCCGAGTACGACCGGGCGCTGGAGATCGTGACCGACGTCGAGAACCGGGCCCGCGCGCTCGCGGTGATCACGGCCTTGAGGTGGTTCGAGTCGGCCAGATCGACCTTGCAGTACACGAACCCGGCCGGACTCTTGAGCGGCTGCCCGGGGCCCACCGCCGACAGGTCCGTGATCAGGTCCCAGGTGACGCCCGCGTCGCTGCTCGCGAGGTGGACGCCGTTCGCCGCGTTCGGCGTGGACATCGTCAGGGTGAGGTCGGAGAGATCCTCGTTGGCGATCATGAGCCAGTCGAGGTCGTCTCCGAGCACCGGAAAGAAGCTGCCCGTCGTGCTGTAGGTGCCGACGCCCGTGCCCGAGTCGTCGGTGAAGCCCTCGGCGAACCCGCGCGCGTAGATCGTCCACGTCGTGCCACCGTCGGTCGACTCGTAGGCGGTCTGCTGGCGCACCCCCGCGGCGTTGTAGCCGGACCAGAGCAGGAGCCGGGCCCGGGCGGCGTCGTAGGCGAGGCCCACGGGAAGCACGAGCCCGTCGGCCGCGCCCGCGTCCCAGTCGTACAGCGACGTCCAGGTGTCGGTGCGCGGGTCCCACGAGAACGTCTGCGCGTCGTTCTCGTCCTGGTCGACCGCCACGATCACGATCACGCCGGTCTCGGCGATCACGGTGACGGCGATCTGGTCCCAGTCGGCGTTGCTGGCCCATCCGCCCGTCGGCGCCGACCAGCCCGTGATCAGGATCGGGTCCTCCCAGCTCCGGTAGTCTGTGGACGCGCTGTCGGAGGCGAGGCGGTAGACCACCTGCGCGCCGTCGAGGCCGGGGTAGGCGCCGCGCGCCGTGCCCACCGTCAGCCCCACCGACTGCGCCTGGCCGATCTGGACCCGCCACGTCGAGCCGTCCTCCTGCGGCTCGGGCGTTCCGGGTCCGGCGCCGTCCTCGGTGTAGGAGGAGTCGAACGTGCCCGCGCCCACCGCGGCGAGCGTGTCGGTACTCAGGTCCCGCGACAGCAGGGCGAGGCAGAACCGGGGCGAGAGCGCGCTCACCGGCGCCCCCTCGGATCGCGCTTGCCCGCGCGGTGCTTCCAGCGGAGGAGGCGGCTGGCTTCCGGGCTGAAGTCGATCTGACCGCCGCCCCGGGTGCGGTCCACGTTGCCCTTGCCGCCCGGTGCCTGGGGTCCCTGGCCCGCGCGGCCGACGCCCGAGTCCGACCCATGGCTCGTGTCGACGGATCCGCCCTTCGCCGAGACGATCTGCTCCCCCGAGGCTGGGGCGGCCTGATCGGCGCCGAACCCCTGGTACTTGAAGAACGCGGGCCGGCCCGCCTCGATCCCCGCGACGGCTGCGGCGAAGCTCGAGATCGCCACGCCCCCCGCGATCCCGGCGGCGATCGGCGGCGGTACGAACTCGCTCGTCAGCGCCGTGTAGGTCGACAGCCCCGCGAGCGACGACGAGATCCCGGCCTGGAGGATCGAGAGGTCGCGCTGCGTCCGGATCGCCTCGTTGCCCTGCCGGACCTGCGCGGCGGTGAGCTCGTCGCCCATGTTGATCCGGTTCTGGAGCGACTGCACCTCGGTGCTCTCGACCGACGCGATGTTGCCGAGGATCTGGGCGGTGGAGGCGGCCGAGGCTTCAGTCGCTCGCGCGTACATCGCGATCTGCGCCTTGGTGATCGCTCGGTCCGCGTCCGCGACGGCGACCTTCAGATCGGCGAGGCCGGCGTCGAGCTTCGCATAGTAGTCGTCCCACGCGCGATCGGCGTGGTGGAACATCTGCTCCTGGGCGAAGTCGTAGTCGTGCAGCTTGCGCAGCTCGAGGTCGAGCGCGGCGGCCTCGGCTTTGTGGACCAGCACCAGATCCGCGCCGTCGGCCTTCCACTGCTCGATCTTGTCGATCGTCTGCTGGTACTCGGCCTGGATCTGCTCGCGCGGCCCCAGGATCGCGTCGTGAAGCTGGTTGTAGGTCTGGGTGAGCTGCTTGGTGGCCGCCGCGGCCTGCTGCTGGTGGGCGAAGTCGATCTGATCCGCGATCTTCTGCTCCTGATTCGTCTTCTTGATCGCCGCGATCCGGTCGTTGATCTCCTTCGCCAGCGTCGGTTCCAGCTTGACCTGATCCTGGAGCGACTGGACGTACTCGCTCTGCGCCTCGGCCGCCGTCATGGTGGACGTCGTCATCATGTCCACTGGGGCCGTGCCCCCGGTGCCGGGGGCGACCGCGTTGGACAGCGGGCTTGCCATCAAGCCCGCCGCGCGCGGGATCGCGGTCTCCATCGCCTTGATCTGGTCGGTGACCTTGACCGCGTCCCCGAGCCAGCGCTCGATCGTGCCGATGTCGGTGGCGAACGCGGTGTCGATGGTCGCCATCGCGAGCGCGATGCCCGATCCGCTCGACACCTTCGTCTCGTCCCAGACGATCTGGAGCTCTTTCTGCGCCTTCGTGTAGGCGGCGATGTTCGCAGTCGCCTCGGGGTCGAAGTGGATGCCGAGCTTCGTCAGTTCGGCATCGGCGCTGACGGCCGCGTCCGCCATGCCCCTGATCGCCAGCGCGGTGCCACCCACGACCACCGCCGCCGCGCCGATCGCGCCCAGCTCCGGGGCGATCATCGTCAACGGCTTGATGATCCGGTTGATGTCGCTGCCCAGCCGCCCGAACTCGCCGCCCACCTGCCGGGCCGCCGCAGCGCCGATCGTGCTGATCTTGCTGAACTCCGCCGAGTAGGTGTCGCTCATCACCTTGGCGGACTTGGTCGCAGCATCCTGCGCCGACGGGACGAGTTGCTGGATCCCGGTGACGAACGGCTGGACGTTGACGCCGACGGTTGCGGTCGCGTCCTCGCCGCTCACGCGGCACGCTGCTGGATCTGTCGGATCCGCGCGGCGATCGCCTGCACGAACCGCCGGCCCGAGAGCGCCTGGAGCGGCTGCAGGATCAGGGCGTCCCAGACGAGCGTCGCCGAGCCGCGCTGGTGGATGTACGAGGCGTACGGCGCGGCGTCCAGGATCTTGATCGTGACGCGGTCCCCGTTGACGAACGGCTCCGTCGCGAACAGCAGGCCGCGACTCCGTCCCGTGTCCACCGGCCACTGCCCGGGGCGCTTGGCGTCGGCGACGATCTTCAGGGCGTCGAACTGGAGCTGGTCGATCGCCGCCTGTCGTGCGGCCTCGCCCCAGCGGGCCACCAGCGGTCGCAGGTCAAGGCTTACGGTGGCGATCGTGCTGCTCACGCTGCCTCCTGCGGTGCCGCGCGATCAGCCGGGCGGCGTCGGCGGGGTCGAGGGTGCCCAACCAGCCAGGCTGCTGTCCCCAGTCGCGCTCGACGTCGAGCTGCTCGAGGTCGAAGCGGCCGGCTGGGGACTCGAAAAATCCGTCGCCTCCTGGATCGCGGTCTGGGTGACCGTGGCGTCGAGGCAGAGCTGGAAGGCAGCCTGTCCCGCGGCGAGGATCTGCGCGCGCGTCGCCGGCGGGTCGATGCTCGTCAGGTAGTCGACGACGCAGGCGCCCCAGTGCGCGAGGCCGAGCCGGCGCGCGAGGCGGTGCTTCTCGTCGACGTACTCGGCAACGCGCTCATCGCACAGCCCGATCGCGGCGGCGAGCACGAACACGAGCAGGTCGGTCCGCCCGATCGCGTCCTCGCGCGCGAGCTGGATCCCCCAGCGGTCGCTGAACTTCTCGGGGCGGCGGAGCGTCGTCGTGTACGGGCCCAGCGTCCAGGCCGTCTGTGTCGGGTCAGTTCCCATCCTGGTCGATCCTCCGGCTGTAGATCGCGCCGTCGATGCTGGCGACCGTGCCCGCCCCGCCGACCGACGACGCCCAGAACCCCGGCACGCCCAGCACGCGACCGGTCCACGACCGCGTCCACGGGTCGCCCTGCGCCAGATCCCAGCTCGGGAACTGGACGTGCCAGAGCTTCAGCGTGTTGTCGGGCTTGCCGAGCGCCGAGCCCTTCGCCACGAGCTCGAGGTGGACCGCGTAGGGGAACCCCGACCCGAACGTCGAATAGTTCGCGGCGTACGCGCCCGTGCCGCTGAGGAACTCCCCCACCGTGCCGGGCGAGGCGGCGGCCGCGAGCTGCATCAGCCGCTCGGACAGCGTGATCGTCGGGATCGTCGGCTCCCCGTAGCCGGTGCCGAAGAACCCGCCGCGAATGTGCGCGTCCACCGGCGTGTTGCAGATCCGCATCAGGCCGCTGATCTTGACGTCGCCGACGATGTACTTCAGCCGCGTGAGCGAGGCGCCGGATCCGTCGTAGGCGTTCAGGTACCCATTGTTGGCGAACAATCCCCAGGATTCAGCGCTCATGTCGGCTCCGGGAGCGTGAGGTAGTACCGGTACTGCAGCCGGATCCGCTGCTCGATCGTCTGGCCGCGGATCGAGGGGGCCGACCCACCGCCCGCGATCCGCATCTCCTGGCCGAGATCCGACGCCATCAGGCCGATCAGCAGCTTGGCGACGTCGTCAGAGGCGAGGCGCCACGAGGCGTCCTCCTGGTGCGGGTCGACGTCGTGTGCGACGAGGATCACGAGGTCGTCGATCACGTCGAGCTGCAGATCCGCATTGGGCGACTGGCCCGGGGCGCCGTAGCTGCTCGTCGGCAGCTCGAACCGGAACCGGCGGTGGAGCAGGCTACCCGGCTGTCCGAGGCTGAACAGCGTCTCCATCGCGCGCAGCTCGGTGTCCGTCTCGATCTGCTGGCGGATCCGCTGGAGTTGGTCGTGCTGGGTGCGAGGCGTGCTCACCGCCACCACCCACCGCCGCCCCCGATCCCGCCCGACCAGCCCGGCGGGTACCACGTCGCGGGGACGTTCGTGAGGTAGAGCTGCGGCTCGACCGATTCGAGCTGGCCCGGGTTCTCGGCGATCCCATCCTCGTCGGCGTCCGCCTGGATCTTCGTGTAGGATTCGTACTCCTCCTGGCTCCGCTTCCAGTAGGCGTCGGCGAACGCGGCCCATCGGTTGTCGTTGGGGTTGTCGGCGCAGAAGTCACGCGCCACCAGCGACGCCGCCCAGTACTTGTGGACCGTCGCGAGGGTCCACCAGTTGAGGGTGCGCTGGGGCAGCAGGTTGTCGCCCAGCAACCGGCGGATCATCTCGTTCCAGGCGTCCTCGACCGGCTCCCCGTAGGTGGTCGAGGTGCGCGCGGACTGGAGCTGCTTCCGCCACTGCGGGTGCATCCGGAACAGCTCCTCCGTCGTCAGGTGCGCGACCGGCGCGACCCGACAGACGTGGACCTCCCGCTCGTAGGTCTTGCCGTCGAGGACCCACCGCTCGCGCCACGGCGTCTGCGGCAGGGTGTAGTCGTCGGCGAACGTGGACAGGAGCGGGTACGAGGCCACGCCAGCCGTGACGGTCACAGCCGCCGCGTCGACCACCGCCACGCCCTCGGGGTCGAGGAGCGAGAACGTGCCGGCCGTGACCGCGACGGGCTGCCCCCTGCTGTCGTACAGCGGGCAGTCGAGCGTCTCCGCCCGTCCGAGCTGGACGAACCGGGGAAGCAGCCATCGCGGGGCAGGCCACACGGATCAGGCGGCCGGCGTGGTCGGGGCCGGGGCCGGCGTGACCGGGGCGGGCGGGGCGGGCGTCTCGTCGGGGCCGACCGAGGGGCCCGGGTCCGCGGTGACGAGGTGGGCGAGCCCTTCGTTGATGCGCCGCTCCAACTCGTGCCCCGCGCCTCGCGCGAGCTGCGAGAGCTCGCCCCGCGTCAGCCCGGGACCGCCCGGCGCCTCCGGGTGCAGCGCGCGGTCGAGCACCGAGGCGGTGTCGACGAGCACCGGCACGCCGACCTGGAGCGCCTGGACGTAGAGCTTGGGGAGCCCCAGCATCCCGACGGCGTTGGTCACGTTCTCGCGGGTCCGCGCGAGCTCGCGGTCGCGGGCTTCGTGGAACCCGGCGACCTCAGCCGCGGAGGGCTGGCCCCGGGAGGGCAGGACGATGGTCTTCATGGTCAGCTCCGCTTCCACGAGAGGTGGACGTAGTCGATGTTGGCGACGTCGAGCACGGTGCCGCTGGCACGCTGGAAGGCGATCATCGGCTGCACGACCGTGTTGGCCGCCAGCGCGGCGAGGCTGGCCGTCTTGACCTCGACCCCGTCCACCGAGAAGTGCGCCACCAGCGCGCTGTCGATGTCGACCTCGAGCGTCGAGTAGGTGGCGGCCACCCAATCCGCGCCCGTGTCCGAGTCGTCGGTGTCGGTCGTGCCGTCGTCGGCCTCGCAGTAGATGTTCAGGTCGGCGTGGTCGCCCAGCCGGAACCAGGCGTTCGTGACCACGTTGTCGAGCGTCGAGTTGTACGCGCTCGCGAACCCGACCAGGAGCCGCGTGGTGGTGCCGTAGTTCGCGCCTGCCGGTGCCGGCTTGATCCGGCACTCCATCCGAGGCTCCTTGCTCACGTTGATGAGCAACTGATCGCCCCAGTCGATCCGCATCGTCTGCGCCTCGGAGGTGCCTCCGCAGGTGAACCGGTAGACGCCGTCGGCGGTGTTGGCCACGAAGTCGGCGGCCTCGTCGGTGCCCGTCTTCGTGCTCGTCCAAGGCAGGATCGGGGTCGACCCAGCCTTCTGCTGGAAGTCGTAGAAGGCCTCGATGAACTCGTTGCGCGCGATCCCGCGCTGCGCGATCAACGCCCCGTGCCGGCGGCCCGTGTCCTGCTTGACGAACAGGTCGCGAGTGAACCGGGTGTTCGGGTTGGTGCTCAGGTGTCGGCCAGCGGCCATCGGTTCCTCCTGCTGGGGTCAGGCCCCGGGGGCGAGGATCAGTGCACGGGGTGCGCGCTGACCAGGTCGTTCCAGTACCGGGAGTCGCGCTCCCGCTTCGTCCGGATCTGCACGCTCTTGGCGAGGCACTGCGCAAGCGTGGGCGCGGCGGGCTTGTTGCGCGCGTTGTCGCTCTTGTTGCGCTGCCAGATCCGGAGCTGGTCGGCGTACAGCTTGCGGGCGAACGCGATCACCGCGGTTCGGGTCGCTGAGGACTCGACCGCGACGAGCGAGCCGATCGGGAGGCCGGCGCTCACTCGTCGTCCCCGCCGAGCTCGAACCCACCCCCCTCGGTCGGAGCGGGCTCGGCCGGGGCGGGCGCCCCCTCGGGCTTCGGCTTCCGGGTCCGCACCTTGCGCACGACGGCCTCGGCCTCGGGCGTCACGGTCTCATCAGCCTGTAGGAGCGCGAGCAGGGCCCCGCGGGCCGGGGCCACCGGGCGTCCGTACACCGCGATCGACTCGGCGAGCTCGGCTTGCAGCGTCTCGATCGCGTGCTGGCCGCGCGCGACCTTCTGCGCGTACCGGTCTCGGGCGAGCGCGTTGCTCGCGGGCTCGGTGTCGGCGAGGCGCCCGAGCTTGCGCTCCTCCTCGCGGAGCTTGCCCTCGACCACCTCGGGCCGCGGGCGCGCGATGAGCCCCTTGCGGCGCAGGAAGGCGACGAACGCCCGGCGCGACTCGATGTCGTCGAGCCACCGCGTGGTGCCGGTGCCGTCGTTGTACGGCGTCTGGAACACGGTCCGGTGGACCGCCTTGCCGCGGTGGTTCGTGTACTTCGCCACGTAGTCCGGCAGCGCGGCACCGAGCACGTCGTGAGGGATCCGCACGAACCCCTTGCTGGTCATCTCGGCGTGTCGCTGGCTGAAGTCGCCGTTCGGGTCGGCGCCCGATCCCGGCGCGAGCGAGAAGTGCCCGATCGAGGGAATGAGCTCGCCGCGCTCGTCGAGCTGCCACTCCGCCGGGTGGTAGTAGAAGACGAAGTTCGGGCGCGGCACGTCGCGAACGCGCCCACCCTCGTCGGTGGCGCGTTGCGCGTTCGGGGACTCGACGATGAAGCCGGACACGTTCCCTCTCTCGGACCCGCGCTCAGGCGTGGTCGGTGCGGATCTTGATGCCCTTGTTGGCGTCGGCGACCTGCGCCGCCGCGAAGTAGTTGGTCACGACGGCCTGGTTGGCCTTGTCGCCGTCCGCGGTGAGCGTGCTGTACACGACGCCGCCCGGGGCCATGACGCGGGTGCCGGGGATCAGCGTGACCGGCTCGGGCGAGCCCTCGGAGTACGAGATCGCGGCGTCCCCGTCGAACTTGCCCGTCGCGGCGTTGGCGGTCGACTCGTCGGGGATCTGGAACATCGAGCCGTCGTGGTCCGCGCCCGTGTTGGCGTCGGCGACCTGGGTGCTCGTCCAGATCTGGACGTCGTTGAGCATGCCCTTGTAGTTCTGGCCGGTGCTGTTGCGCACCGCGGCGGCGACCTGCGGATCGAACTGCCACGGGCCGACCTCGCCGCGCAGGTCCGTCTGCAGGTTCGTCCACTGGTGCGGGTGGAGCAGCGCGGCCAGCGGGCCGTCGATGTTGCGCTCGACCAGCGTCTGCTGAGCGGTGAACCAGTCGTCCACCGACATCGCGACGCCCGACGTGCCGGCGGTGCCCGTGAGGCTCGGGGTCGCCGCCGCCACGAGGGCGTCGAAGCCGCGCTGCACCCCGTTGAAGTTGTACTGGGCGAGCGCGACGGCGTTGAGCTGCCCCGTCGCGTCGATCCCCTGGAGGATGTCGGACACCACGCGCTTGATCGCGATGCGGCCCGGCGTCGAGGTGTACGAACCGCTCGTGATGTCCGTGTTGCCGGAGATCGCGCTGTTCTCGTTCACGCTCGTCCCGATGTCGTCGTCGTCGATCTGGCCCTGCTTGATCTGGTTCGACCCGCTGCTGCGCGTGTCGCCGATGTAGCGGCAGAGCCGGTGCATGAAGGGCCGCTGGTGCAGCAGCATCTCCAGCCGCCGCGCCATGACGTTGGTGACGAGGAAGTTGCCCTCGTTCGCGATGATGACCTCGTTGGCCACAGATCCTCCGTCACCCGCGCGGGCGGGCCCTCATGAACGTGTCGATCTCGGGCCAGCGTCGCGCGAACGTCGCTTGGTCCATGCGGTTAATCAGGTCCGCCGTGATCGGCGGGTCGACGGGCGATCCGGTCCCCGAGGGCGCGCCCTGGTCGGGGTTGCTCCGCACGAGCTGCGGCCAGCCGGCCGGCGCGGGCGGAGCCGCGAACGTCGGAGCGGGCGCCGGAGGCCACGCGGGCGGAGCGGGCTGCGGAACCGGCGTCGGCCAACTGAAGGAGGCTGCAGGCGGAGCGGCGCGCGTGTCCTGTACCCACCCCTGCGCGGTCCAGACCCACCCCGGCGGAGCAGGCGGAGGGGCGGAAGGCGCCGCGAACGTCGGAGGCGCCCCGATCGAGGGAGGCGGGAACGGTCCTCCCGGGGATGGCACGGGCGCCTGAGGCGCCGCGGCGCCGGGACCGGCGAACATCGCCGCGTGCTGCTGGCGGGCGGTCTCGATCCACTGCTCGGGCCGGGGCCGGGTCGTCGGCGCCAGCCCGTTGTACTGGCCCGCCAGGAACTCCGCGTACCCGTCGTGGTGGACGCCCGCGCGCGCGAGCGCCACCCGCAGCGCCATGTCGGCCTGCACCTGCTGCTGCGCCGCCTGCAGCTGTGCCTGGTAGTGCGCCTGCACCTGCTGCTGGTAGGCCGTGACTTGCTCGGCGGTGTACTGCGTCGGCGTCGGAGCGGCGGGCGCCGACGCGGGCGGTGCGGCGACTGGAGCCTGCACGGCCGAGGGCGCGAGGGCCGCCTGGACCACCGGGCCTGCTGTCGAGGGCGTCGAGGCCGGCGCGCCGTTCGTGGAGATCGTTCCCGTCGGAGTCGTCACCGGTTCCCCCTAATGCAACAGTCGTCGCATTATAATGCGACAGTCGTAGCATAACGCCACCCTGATTGCACGAGGGGCCACGTGTACGGTCCGCTTCCGCTCGTCACGCCAGCCGAGGATCAGCAGCGGATCGTCGAGTCCTGGCGACTGCGCCAGATGCTCGAAGGGACGTGGCGACCGTTGCTGGCGGAGCATGGGTGGCGCCAACTCGGCCCGGCGCGCGCGGCGCTCGTCGGCGAGTGGGACACCAGCGCGAACCTGTTCAGCTCGGTCATCGACCAGACCAGCACGATGTACGACACCCAGCCGCAGATCGGCGGCGGGACCACCGCGGTACTGGACGACAGCTTCCAGCGCGGCGGTTGGTGGCAGATGGCGCGCCAGCACATGCGCTACGTCAAGGGCCTGCGCGAGTCCGCGGTGTTCGTGGGGTGGGACAGCGACCTCGGACACCCGACGTTCTCCCTCGTGACGCCGGACCTGCTGACCGTCGAGACCGCGCCCACGAACCGCAGCCGACCCGTGACGATCTGGCGCGCGGACCAGCGCCCGATCCCCGGTCGGCCCTCGGAGAAGGCGTGGTTCTGGTTCCGGTGGAGCATCGCCTCTGGGGTCGGCAGCTACTCGGTCTGGACCGCCGACCGCCAGCGCGACGTGACGGCCGCGTTCGCCGACCCGGGCGCCTGGGAGGGCGCCAGCTACCCGTACCGCGACGAGCAGGGCAACCCCGTGCTGCCCGCGGTGCTGTACCACTCGGCCGGGCAGGGGAACGGCGTCTGGCACCCGCACCAGCACCAGGAGATCGCGTTCGGCACGTTGCAGGTGGGGCTCATGTGGACCGGCATGGTCCACGGCTTCCTGAGGGCGGGCTGGGACCAGCGGTGGATCGCGAACGCGCGCGTACGGGGCGGCGCGACCGCCAAGGCCGGCGATCACCCGGTGCGGCTGATCACGCCCGACCCCACCGCGGTGCTCGAGCTCGAAGGCACCGGCTCGGGCAACGTCGAGGTCGGTGCGTGGGGCGCCAGCATCGACATCGTGGCGGCCGAGCAGACCGTCCGCTACTACCAGAACGGCCTTGCGGTCCACTTCGACCTCAGCCCGTCGGACGTCGCGATCGAGTCGCTGAGCCCGGCGTCCGGCGCCTCGATCACCGTCAGCCAGGCGGGGAAGCGGCGGGTCGCGCTGCGGGACCTCGTCCACTTCCGGCTCGGCGACGTGCAGCTCGCGGAGGTGGTCGCAGCCGTCAACCGCGGCTGGGGCGTGTCGTGCTCCGCGAAGGGCTTCCGCGCCCGGTACGCCGGCGTGGCGCTCACCGCCGACGAGCGCAAGACGGTCGACGAGTGGATCGGGCAGGAGATGGATCGCGGGCTCATGGACCGCGCCATGGCGTACCAGGAGCTGCACCCCGGCACCGACCTCGACGACGCGCAGGCCGATATCCTCGCGCTCGACACCCGGAAGCAGATGGAACAGCTCCGGGCCCAGACCCTCGCCGCGTTGGCGGGCACGGCGCAGGACGCGGCGCCCGACGGCCGCCAGACCGCGAGCCTGCTCCAGATCATCGAGGACGTGGGTGCGGGCCTGCTGCCGCGCGACGCCGGACTCGCGCTCGTGCAGTGGGCGGGGGCGGTCAACCCGGAGACCGCCGCCAAGCTGCTCGGCTCGGCGGGTACGCCCGCCTTCCAGCCGACCACGCCACCGCCTCCGCCCGCCCCGATCCACGTGCTCCCCGGTCCGGGCCTCGGGGGCGGGCCGCCCCCGGGTCCGCCCGGCCGGTGATCTCCGCCGCCGCTCGTCGCGCGGCCCGTCGGCTCCGTCGCGTTCCCCAGGATCGGCCTCGGCTGCTGTTCACGCCGTCCCCGGGGCTGCGCGCGTTCTACGAGGAGGACGCGCGCCGGTCCTGCGTACTGGCCGCCAACAGAACGGGCAAGACCTACCACGCCATCGCGAAGGTGGCGCTGGCCGCGATCCTCGCCGACCGAGCCAGCGAGCCCGTGCGGCTGCGGATCATGGCGCCGACGAACAAGCTGATGAACGACACCCACGGTCGCTACCTCGAACACTTCCTGCGCGGGCACCTCGAGCGGGGGTCGCGGTGGGACTCGGCGCGGGGGTTCACCCACGGGAACAAGGCGGTGACGGTCGGCGGGTCGACGATCCAGCTCAACTCGTACGAACAGCGCCCCGATGCGATGGCATCGGCGTCGCTGCACGGCGTGCTGCTCGACGAGCCCCCGCCGCCCGGCCACTTCGAGGAAGCCTTGGCCCGCGTGTTCGACACGGACGGCTGGGTGTGGATGACGTTCACGGCGGTGAACCGACCGGTCAAGTGGCTGCGCGCGATCGTCGAGGACGGGGTGCAGGCCGGCGACTGGACCTTCCACCAGATCGGCCTGTCCGCGGCGAACTGCCCCTGGTACACCGAGGAGCAGGTGCAGGACCGGATCCGCGAGGCGGCGCGGCAGCCCTGGAGCTACCGCCAGCGGATCGAGGGCGCGTGGGAAGGCGTGGCGATCGACCGGTGCTTCACCGGGTACAGCGACCGCAACCAGCTCCTGGTGCACGACCTCCGGGTCGGCTGGCCTCGCTCGGGGCGGGTTTACGTCTGCCTGTCGGTCGACCACGGCGAAGGGGCGGGACACAGCCACTGGACGCTGCTCGCCTACCAGCCGGTGCAGATCGGCGGCCGGACCGAGGCGGTGATCCGGGTCCTGAGCGAGTGGACGAACCCGGAGCGGATGTCCGTGGAGCGGGAGGCGCGGGCCGTCCGGGACATGGTGCGCGCGGCGGGACTCGAGCTCGAGCACGTGTCGTGGGCCGTCGGCGACACCAACTCGGCGGGCAAGAGCGAGGGCGCGCGCAGCATGAACGAGCTGTTCGAGCAGGAGTTGGCGAAGCTCCAGGGCCGCAAGCCGGACCAGCCGAAGATCCTGTTCCGGCGTGCCCTCAAGGGCCCTGACAGCGTCGAGTCGCAGGTGGCCCGCGTGAACCAGCTCCTCGACCACACCGCCGAGCTCGACGGCTGGTCGTCGCCGTCGCTCCAGATCGTGACCTCGGAGTGCGGGCGGGTCCACGACGCCCTGTCGTACTGGAGCGGGAAGGACGACGACCTCAAGCACGCCGCCGACTCACTCCGGTACGGGACGATTGCGATCTGCGTCGAGGTCGGGTGGGTCGACGAGCGGCTGATGGCGGCCTGATCCGTTACGTCCATCGTGCCCGCCCACCGCGCGCCGCCTACACGCTGTCTCCAGGTGGGGACGTTCGATTCATACTCGAATAGTACCGGTTCGACTCCGGCAATCCGGCGGCGCCACTCGGGCGGGCACCCTCACAGGTCCTTCACCTTCGGCTTCCGCCGCCTCGCCGGCCGGCTGGCCCGCTCCGTCGCCCGGCGCTCGACCTCCCGGCGCAGCACGTCCTCGGGGATCTGGCTCAGCGCCTCGGTGAGCTGCTCCTCGGTCTCGATCTCCCCCTCCAACACCACGGGGGAGACGGGGCTGCCCTTGTGGCGACCGAGTAGCTCGAGGATCGCGACGGCCGCGCGCAGTCGGGTGAACCCCGACTGCTTCTCGTCGTCGCGGATCTCCACGATCACGCCGATCGACTTCAGCGCGCTGGCCAGAACCTGATCGTGCACGTCCGAGAGGATCTGCTGCTGGATGTTCGCCAGCTCCTCGGCAAACTCCGGCTCTCGCCGCCACCGCCAGACCGTGATGCGATCTACGCCTAGCTCTTCGGCGATTTCCGTCGTGTTGCGGCCCGCGACAAAACGTTGCAGGGCAATCGCCTTGCCCGTTCGCGCGGTGGAGCTCACGGCGTCAGCACTCCCAGCACGTCCGCCTCTCGCACCACGAGGCACGGTGCCCCGTCCACCTCGACGTCGGTGCCCGCGTACCGCGCGTGGAGTACCTCGTCCCCCGGTTGGACGGCCACCGGCACCCGCACGCCACAGGGACACGTCGGCGCCTTGCCGGGCCCCACCGCCAGCACCGTCCCCCGCAGCGGGATCGGCACGTCGCGGTCGGGCAGCACGAGCCCGCCGGTCGTGACCGTCTCCGCCGGAGCGCGGCGGATCAACACCTGGTCGTCGAGCAAGGTCAGCACCACGGTTCCCTCCGAATTGCGCCGGTTCGCGTCACGATCCCCTCTGCGCCGCCACGTACGTCAGGTACGCCTCGACGAGCGCCTTCACGACCTCGATCGACTCCTCCAGCGAGCCCGCCACGTCGTTGTGGCCACGCCGGATCTCGAGGTCGGTCGTTGGGCTCGTCGCGGTGACGGTGCCCCAGCCCTTCGGGTTGTCCGAGCGGACGTAGAACAGGGCGCTCCCGCGGTCGGCCAGCGCCCACGTACCGTCCGGCTCTTGCTCCCAGTGCCTCACGCCGCCCTCCTCGTGTGTCGCCACCACCCGATACAGTAGGCTTCCGCGACGTGCGGGTCGGGGCATGGTGGACCGGTCCACCGCCTCGACCACAGCGCCAGCGCCCGCGCCTCGGCGATGTCGCTCGAGGCGTTCGACCCTGGACCCAGCACCGCCGGACGCCACACCGCAGAGCGGGGCTCCTCGTAGCTGAGCGCCGACTCCAGCAGAGGGGCGGTGAGCCACCCGACCGACTTCCCGAGCTCGATCGCGGCGTGCGCCCGACCTCCTCGCGCGCCGGGGTGTACGAACAGCCCCTCGGCGACGAGATGGAGGCCGGATTGCCGCTCCTCCCGCAGCGAGAGCGCCAGCTCGGCACCGACGCCCGCGAGGGTGCGGACCGTGATCCGGTCCCACGCGGCGTCGGAGCGGTCGATCGCGTACACGCGCCCGCTCTTGCGATCGAGGGGCTTCCAGCTCCACCACGCGACGGGGAGACCCCGCCCGTCGAGCAGGACGGCGCCACCTTCGTGGCCCGGGTCGATGGCGAGGATCACGGGATCCTCCGCCACGAGAAGCCCTTGGCGACGAGATCCTCTGGCACGCCGCGGAGCTCGAGCTGGTGGTCGAACAGCGCGCGCAGTCGATCGGCCGTCTTGCGACCGAGCGCGTCGCAGATCTCGTCGAGCGACCGGTTGCTGGTGGCGAGCAGCGGCCTCCCCTCGCGCCACCGCAGGTCGATCATGCGGTCGAGGCAGTCCCGAGCAAGGTCCGCGCCCTTCCCGTGCGAGAGGATCACCGTCCCGATGTCGTCATAGAGCAGCACCGGACTGCGCGAGATCTTCAGCAGCGGCACCTGGTCGCCCTTCCACGAGAGCCGAACGCGCCGCACGATCTCGTCTTCGTCGACGACGAGCGCCTGGTAGCGCTGCGCCCCCTTCGGTGTGACCCACACGTTGCAGCCGGTCTCGACCGCGCGACGGGCCGTTGCGGGAGGAACGCCGAGGCGAACCTGCTGCTCCACGTCGAGCGTCACGCGACCGCCCGACGTCGGAGCGATCAACTCGGTCAGCAGCGCCGACAGCCATTGGCTCTTGCCCGATCCGATCGGGCCAGACAGGAAGATCCCTCCGTCGCCCGGCCTCCAGTTGCCCACGATCCGCGAAGCGGGCAGGTCGGCGACCGCGACTCCGAGTTGTCCGGGCTGGCGCTTCACGCGACGCGCGAAGTCGGTCCAGCTCTCGTCGAGCTGCTGAACGAGGCGAGCGGACCAGCGAGCCTTCCGGTGGACCTCGGCGATCTCGGCAATCTCCTGCCGTCGGACCAGCTCGGCCCGGTCGTCGAGCAGCTCTTGCGTGAACGCGCACGCGGTGCAGGGGCTCGGTGGAGGGCACCAGCGGCCGCGGACGGTGCCTCGACCGGGCCACCACGACCACCGGTGCTCCTTGCGGCAGGTGCGGCAGAGGACCGGCTCCGGCTCGAGCTCCGGATCGAGCAGCGTCGGACGGGCCACGCTCAGCACGGCGTCGATGTCGGGGATGTCGCCTACTTCGTCCACAACGGCCTCCGCTCTGCTTCCCGTTTCCGGTCGATCTCGGCCTGGAGCGCCAACTCGCGCTCGTACTCCTCGCGAGACATGACGGGAGGAGGCGCGCGGGCCGGGGCGGGGTCGTGCTTGTGGCGTCCGACGAGCGCGACAGGCGCCTCGGCGAAGGCCGCGTACTCGTCGAACTTCTGCGGGCGCATCAGCGTCGAGAGCTCGTGCCCCCCGTCGCGGAGGAACTGCGCCCGCGGGTGATCGGCGGACCCGAACCAGCGGACGACGGACAGGCAGCGGTCGAGGCCGTGCTGGTCGAGGCGCTGGCGAACGAGCTTTCCGAGGCCAGACGAGGGCTGTAGCCGCTCGTGGGGCGCCACCTGTGCCCCGCGCTTGCGCGCAGTCGGCACGATCTCGGTGTTCCAGACCTCGAGCAACTGGTCGAAGTCCGCCCTCCGCTGCTCCTTCGTGGGAGCAGACTCCGCCGGAGGCGGCTGCCGGGAACCGTCCGCGACGTCTGTCTTCTTCTCCGGTGGAGGTGAGGGTGAGGGTGAGGGTGGATCCCCACGCGTGTGGACCTGAGCTGGACCCAGGCTGGACCCGACCTGGACCTGAGCTGGACTTTCGGTCTCGATAGTCGAGGTTCTTCCGTTGTCGACCTGGACCTGAGCTGGACCCAGGCTGGACCCGACCTGGACCTGAGCTGGACCGCGACCCGGATGATGGTGCGACGACAGTTCGACGCGGCTGGTCGGAGCAGGCCCACGGAGCGGATCCCACCACCGATCGGTGGCAGCGAGCAGGTTCCGTACGGGCTTGTCCGTCCAGTTCCACCGCTTGCACAGCGTCGGGCGCCCCGGCAGCGGCCGCCCCTGGTCG